TCTGATTTGTTTTTATTAATAATATCCAGTGTAGTATTCACGACTATTGGCACGTTTGTTGCGACAGAGTCGCGGGCGAATACCATCGTATGTAGGTTCTTCTCTGCTAGGGCACGCTTTATTTTTTCATTCTTTTGTAGGGCTTTCTGAGAGATTCCCTTCTTGTTCCAGAACTGCTCGGCATACCAGACCGCCTGAGAGAGCGTGGCGCCCCTGCTGATTCCTCCGGCTAGCTTTTCGTACTGTGCCTCGCTCAAGCCTTCCGTGGCGGCTATGTGCTCGAAAAGTGCAATGGTAGCTTCAGTAGTGGATGTAAGGCGAGGCTGCTCCACATTCTTTAATATTTCCTCGATTTTCTCGTTTTTTAGAGTGTCGCCAGACCTGTCAAGATCAGATTTTGAATCAACATTCTCTATCTTTTTCTTAGGTCTCCCGCCTTTATTCTTCTTAATAGGAATAGGCTCAATTTCCACAGATGTAGGCGCATCCGCTACCTCTTGCATAATTTGAAAGTTATTCTTTGATTTTGGTTTAGGATTGGACAAGTTCTATTCCTGTGCTATTATTAATTCAAACGACGGAACCCCTGCGAAATGTAGGTGAGAACGGAGTGAGGTGTATACATCGGGGAGATCTGTCTTTAGATGTAGGTAAAAGTAGGTGCGCATAGGTGCGGCTCTCACTGTGTAGGTGCGCATATGCTGCTCGGAACCCCCATAAATGCCGACATTTCGCACATTGTGGAGTGTTCGTGAAGATTTGGTGGAGAGTCGATGGAGAGGCTTGACATTTTGATTGGCATACTTTTTGCTGGAGGCATAATTTCTATATATTGTGGTCAAAAATAATAAATTAATTCAACCACCCCAATATGTTGTGGTGCGTACTTTTCTACAACATACCCACACAATTCACTTCCAAACTTAACAGTTTCACTTCCAATTACGCTGTCAATTACGCTGTCAATTACGCTGTTCACTTCTGCTATTCCCCTGCTATTCTCGCGTTTGAATTCCCTCACCAATTCATCGCGGTAGAATATTTAGTCTATTACATATTTAACCGTCAGTTCTTTAACTCGCTTCTCTGGGTCTGTTACTCTTTTTAGGCTAAATATATGATGCAGGAATTCCTCAATGCTTATTTCTGCTTCTGTTTCTGTTGGAATATTTAAATCGAATAGGACTTTAAACTTTATATTGTATTGGTCTATATTTATTACTTCTACTACCTGGTCAATATTGCTATACTCTAATACGTCACCTGGTTTGATGCAATAACGCTCATCGAGTCCCAAATATAGCTTATTATCCATTATTGTATGTTTCATCATTTTTACTATATATCTTCCAATATCTTTTTCTTTATCTCTTCTGGGTATTCCTGTAGGATTTCTTGAATTAGTGTCCTGTTATATTCCTCCAATAGTTTATCTATATCTTCCCAGAACTCTTCAATCTCTTCTTTTCGCCTATTATATTCATTCTCATCATATTTCACAGTTTCACCTTTATTGTAATTCCGGCTCCGAATTCTTTTGTGTTTGTATTTATGGACAGACCTATTTGTGTATTATCTAGGAATGGCACGGTTCTTGCAATTGGGGTTAATTCCAGTATTGGTGTACGATTAATAAGGTCATATCCTATAGACGTATTTAATATTGCATATTTAGAATTATTAAAGAATGATATCCCTGTGGATGGAATTAATTGAGGGTTTAGATTCGTATCTATACCAGAAGCTATTCCTAAGGTGAGCTTTGGGTTTAGTCTTAATTTATCATTAATTGTTACTTTGGTTGTCTTTAGTGGAATTTTGTATTTGGTATTATTTGTTTCTATAATTAATGTTGTATTGGGTTTGCCATTGACAATATTTGTTTCTGCTGTATATACTCTTTCTGCAACAGGGACCGAAACTTGCGAATTATTTCTTAATTTGAACACTTCCTTATTATCTCTTATTATTGTCGGCTCCGATTTGGCTTCCAATTTTACATTTACCGGAATTGGGATTGAATTATTTATTGAACCGTCTTCCGTAGGATTTAGCTTTGGTGTATAAAGGAATACGGCGGCTAAGATTATTAATGCTGTTGCAGTGAGAATGTAATAGTATTTATTCATCTTCGTCTATGTCCGTTACAGCCAGCATGGATTCAATCATCCTTAATTCCTGGGCTAAGTGTTCTGCGTCCTCTGCGAGTTGTTGTACTCTAAATGTAATTCCAGTTCTTGAATTGAGAATGAGTTCTGGGAATAGTTTCATTAGTTCTGGAATTCGTACCCAGATTTTTCCTTCATTCTTATGTTGGTATATTAATTTCCCGTCGCATTGTTCATTTGCTTTTTTGACAAAGTGTCTGACGGCTCGTTTTGTCCTTTTTAGGATAATGGCTAATTCCGCCACAGAGCAATAGCCTTTATTATTTGTCATCATTTTACAATCCTTAAGGGTTTGAAGTTTTCCTCTATATATAAGTCTCTGTAGTGCATATATTCATCCAACGCAGCGTTGAATTCCTGCTTCACTGTATTAAGCATTGTTTTTAATGTATTTTGCAGATTCTTCTGTGTGGATGTGTCGCATTTATATTTAGCCCATGCTATTCTTAGCACTGTTTTAATTATTTGGTCTGCACCATAATTTAATATTAATAGCCTTGCTATTTGCTGATCATTTTGCGAGGCTTCAATGACCTCTGGCGGAATTCGTCTTGTGTCATATGCATAATTAAATGTCACCAGGGTTTTGGTGGAGCATTTAATAAGGATTTTCCTAATAGATCTATGTTCTGTGATCCGTCTGATTGACCCGTCTGTATGCGTGTCTGCTTCTGTAGGTAGGTTGCCGAATGCCTTCTTATCCATGGCGGAAGCCATATTGGATTTCATGTCGCATGGGGCATTATTATAGTATATGTATAATTCATCAATTATGGCTTGTTTGGAATCTTTTTTATGCATGTTCTTGTCCTACATTATAATATATCGTAATAATGATATGGATCTTTAATTAATTAAGAAAAATGATGATATTGCCTGTGGATTTTTGTCTGTCTATATATTGGGTGTCGGCGCGGTGCTGACAAAAAACAACAAAAGGAGAAACATAAAATGACTGAGTATAGTGTTATGCACATTGACTATAATGAAGAGCTTGCTATTAATCTTCCATGCGACGCTGAGAGCGAGGAGGAAGTGTTTGTATCATTGGCAACAAGACTAATTGCAATTCTAAATCTATCGAAGAATGAAACTGTTGAAAGCTTCATAGAGGCATTTCACAGTATGATTAAAGGCGAAAATGAGACGCCTGTTATTGTGTTACGCAAAAATGGAGAAAATTACGGATTTATGTGCAAAAACAATTATGAAAGTGATGCGTATAGCTGGTTTACCGGTAGAATTTAACAACACAAGGAAAGAATTATTTATTATGAAAACTATTATTATCGCTGGAATTATTGGTCTGAATGTTATTGGGTGTGCATGTAATAAGGCAGTAACTACTGCGGCTGCTGCTGGGGTTGCTTCTGTTCCCGCCTCTCCTGCTGTGAGCGCTATTGCTGCTGCTAATGATACTGAGAGAGATACGGATATTGTTTTGGTATTGTCTGGTGGTATTGAGGTGTCGCGCGGAGAGCATCGAGAATATCTGAAGTGGAAAAACCATCCTGATATTGATGTTGGAAGCCATATGTCTAGTTTTGCTTTTGCTACAATTACCAATCCTGGTTATACAGTGACAGCGGAAGATAGGGTTATTATTAAGAGTTTTATTGCAGCTATGATGAAGTCTAGCGATGTTTGTTTTAAGTCCAAGACAGCTCTCAAGGCTTCAATGTTTATGTATGATAACAAATCGTTTTATGCTGACTGTAGCAGTCCTAAAAAGTATTTTGAGAGTATTAGGATTGGCGCGGCACAGAAATATGATGGTTGGCTAGGTAGCTATATGCATCATTATGCTTCATATATTGAAGAAAAGATGCATGAGGCTATTTTACAAAAGCAACAAGAAACAGTGGCACTATAATTATTGAATTAAAGAAAGGAATTATTTATTATGAAAATGTTTACAATGTTTGGTTTTATTATTCTTATGTCTGCTTGTACCGAGGCTCCTACATCAACTGGTGGAATGTGTGTGAGTTCTGGAGAGGAGTATGTCTTTCCTTACAATACTGATATCCTACCTGATCTAAGTGAAGGTGTGACATATGTGGGATATTCTCTTACTCTGTGTAATCCTGATGAGATGTGCTGCGAGGTGTCTTCTTACTGATTGTAATTATAATTAATCTAGGGACCTTATTTTAGATATTGTCTTGGTGGGGTCCCTGGGTTATTGTATCTGTGTTGACGGCGACTAAATAACAACAAAGAAAGAGAGAATTATAGAGATGTTTAATTATATTGTTACTGGTGAGAGCGCGAGTTATGGACTGATGACGGCGGAGGTTCAGGCTGATGACGAAGCCGGAGCGGTTGATGCTGCTCTTGAAGTCTTCTCTGCCGCTGCTGGCGAGGACATTAGCCTTGCATTTATTCGTGTATATTCAGAGGTTGAAGTGTCGGCTGAAGAATTCTATGGCGAGGAGGGTCTTGAACTTTTTCGCGAAGTCTATAAAGTTAATCCAGATTTGTTTAAACCGTGCCCGGATCTTGTTAAAGTGTTTTTAAAGGAGGGTGAGTAATTATGTCAAAACATATTGAACTGTCAGATTTTACTTATGTTGTAAAGAGCGACCATTGCCACATTGGCGTAACGCAGCGTGGCGGGTGCAAAGTCAAAAAGGGAGCCGTAATTAATAGTGATTTACTTATAGCAATCATTGAGCGCTTGTGTCCGTCTAAGGACTTCTCGGATTATATGTCGTCCGTTCGCGGCAAGCCTTTTCTTACTATCTATGACGACGAGACTAATTCCAGAGATATTAACCCCGAGAGGCTTTTCGGGTTCACATGGGGTGCGGTAAACGGTGTGGATGGTTTGTGGCTGGTCCGCTGCAAAGGGGTGGACAAGACCGGTAAAAAAGTCAAGTATGGCGGCAAGAAAGCAACTCACTGCGTTATTGACTTTGATTACAGCGGGATTGTAAGCTGAAAGGAGTTAAGTGATGATTAAATATTATAATGTGGAAGTTTCTTATAGCTATGTTGTAAAGGTCATTGGTAATGATGAGGACCAGATGATCGATGGAGCGATCAGTATAGCACCTGATTATTATTGTTCTGATAACGCCGAGGTTGACGAGATAACCGAGGAAGAATATAATAACGAGGTTCAATCCTACTGTAAGGCTCCTGTTGTTTATGCTGACCAAACGAAGGAGGTTAAGTAATTATGTCAAAAGTCAAATTAAATATTGGAGACATTTATAAACGCACGAACGGGACGGGCGTTGTTAAAATCTTGCGCTATGGAGAAAAAATAGTTAAACTAGAAAAAGTTTCTGGCTTTAAACATCCTGGGGTAGGTTATCTTCTCTTACCGAAGGCGATCTTTCTCGAACTTTACAGAAAGGATGAATGACCATGACAAGATTTATCTTAAGCGTATCAACGACTTTTACATTAGTGTTTATGATAATGTATCCGTTCGGGGTCTTTAGCCCGGTGTCTTGTTTTCTTGGGGCTGTAACGGGTGCGGCGCTTGGTGAGCTTTTCTAACCCTGTAGGTTAAAGTGCAAAACTGTCTGACATGACCCTGCAATGCGTCAAGCGTTGCGGGGTCTCTACTTTTATGACGCAAAGATCGGCACACAAGATCGGCGCGCCAAATACAGAAAAGCCAGGAATTACCCTGGCTTTTTGCGTTTTATATCGGCTTACAGTCATCTACGCGGCTTCCACTACAGCCACTTCTCTGCTGCTGCCTTTGCGGCTGTAGAGTCCTTATGCACATACATCATCGTAGTTGTGATGTTTTTGTGTCCTAGCAGGTCTCTCACCTGTATTAATGGCATACCGGAATTCGCCAGTCTTGTGGCGCAACTATGACGAAGTCTATGATAATTGCAGTCCTTACCATCAGATTCGGGTACAGCACGCATATACAGGTTCAACAGCGCATTAGGTAGGGTCCAGTAGTTCAACTTCTTATTGTTTCTTGCGCTGTATTGCACAATAATATCTTGAGCAATTTCCTCTGTAATAATAATTATTCTTCCTGTCCTGGAATGTTTTGTCCCTTGGACTATTTTCCTGTCGTGTGACACATAATGTTCATTGACGCGAAGTGTCCAAGCCTGGCTCTTTTCGTCATACACTACTTTTGTTTTGTCTACCGCTGCTGCCTCGCTTCGGCGTAGACCTAGGCGTAGCCCCAGAACGATCATAAGACGCTCCACATGGCTCTCAGAATATTTTGTCAGCTTTTCCTGTACGTCCTGAGGATAGGCTAGCTTGGTGTATGACTCGTCTGTATGCCATTGTGAACGAATTAGTGTAGTGTCGGGTTTTGCAACCTTGTACCCACATTTAATGGCATGATCCACTATTGCTGTAATAGCAATTTTGTGAATATTTTTTGTTCCATTAGATATTAGTTCACCATTTCGCCTTGTTGACTTGCTGCGTAGCTTGTCAATGGCGGAATTCACCTGGAGCCAATCCTTAGATGTAATTTTGTTCAGTTGCTTCTTTTGTAGGTTCTTGGGAATACAATACTCCCATGCTCGCCTATATCTGTTTTTGGTAACCTGATGTACCTCTTTAGAATTTACGTGAGGCAAAAATTCTTCCTCAAAAAATTCCCTTAGAGTTGGGTGTGTCTTGATCAGGTTCTGACCACGAAGATTTAAGGCGAATTGTTCTGCAAATTCATAAGCCTGCTCCTCTGACGCAATGTCACGATCCAGAATTACACGTTTTCTGGGTGATCGTGTTCCGTCAGGGTAGCTTACCTGAACATCTGCTTCCCATCGAGTTTCGCCATGTTTCTGAATCTGTCTCACTTTGATCATGTAGCATTCTCCTGGACTACATTGCGAAAAGCTGGAGACGGAATAGGTCTCCAATTATAGAGAATTCTGGCTTGATTCGCAACATTCGGTCTGAGAGCCTAAATGCTCGTAAGTGCGCGAAAGTTAATCATAAATAAACTCTTCTTGACAGTGTAAGAATAAGATGCGTTCTACAGGGCATATCCTGATCGTGCATTGTTATTCCTACTTTACCATCAATCTTTTCGCGCACTTACGAACAATGACCTCTCCATGTCTCCAATATGGATCGGAGACTGGATTTTGTCAACTAAGGAAGCTGCTGGAGACGGTGGAGACACTGATCATTGGATCAGCCTGAACGCAAGAGCACGACGGTTTCCACCATTGTCTTCTGCCTGACCTTCTTGCACTAGATATTTCAAAACTTTTAGAATGATTGATGAATCTTCATTCAGACGCTTGGACATATCTGACGCACCTACATATAGCTCACCATGCATCTGTAGATCCGCCTTCACACGATCAATTACATGTGACCAGGATGCTGACAGACGGATCGGCTCTGGGTCTTTTTTTACAGTAGTTTTCTGTTTCCGCTGCCCAGAATTAGGCTTAAAAGCCGGAGTAACGCCAGAATATCCAACAGGCTTTACCAGTGCTTGAACAGCGTTACCTAGTGCGCGAATTCTAGAGATATTTTCATCACTTAGAGAGGCATCAAATACAATATGTTTCAGACGGTCTACCATGCCTTCTAGTTCGTCTAATGATTCATCAACCTTAACAGTTTCAGCACTTTCCAGCAGCTTACGCAGCGCTTCGAGCTGATCAACGTTCAGTTTTCGAGGATCTAGATCTGCGATGTTAAACGTCATAGGAACCTCTTCTACTACAGGATCAACAGTTTGGTCAACAGATTCGACAGGGACGGACTGTTTCTTAGCCATGATCTAGATATAGTACTAAACTAATTCTAGTCAAATGATTTTTCTGAGGTCATTCTGACCCATACAGATCCCTGCCGGCGATGTTTAGTGCCAGGCTGTCCATAATGTCTAAATAATACTTCTTTGTTTCAAATTGAGATAACCAGGTAGGTACAGTAATTATTTTTGATACTACATCAGGTATCTGATCTTTTTTAGGAGTAGTAGAATATTTTGCTAATCTTTTTACCCTTGCTCTGACAGTCTGGACTGGTATAACATTAAAGAGTTTTGTAGAGTTTAGTAAACTATACTGAACACATACATTTAAAGCAGCTAGAACCTGTAGAGTATGTATCTGTGTTTTTAAACCACACTGTCTAGAATAATCCTCTATAAATGTTCTTTTAATGTTGTAGCCGTCTAAAACTGTGTTAACCTCATCTATAACTGTTTTAACTCTTTGTGCTGTAGTGAGTTTTTTATCTGTAGGTAAATGTTTAGCTAAAAGAATAGAGTTATTATTATCTAAAACTGATATTCCTGTAGAGGTAAAAGAGAGATCTAATGCTAAAGTATTACCCATATTATTCTCCAAAAATTAAAAAGGCAAGCTAGATAGTCTAGCTCACCTTCTCGTGAAAACTGCTATATACAGCTCACTTCGTTCGCTGTATATGTTTTAAAACTATAATATTCTGTATTGATTCTGATCATATTCTGAATATTAATCTGTAGTGTCGGTTTTCCGTCGTCGTTTCGTTTACACTACACTCCTAGTAAAACCTCCCTCCCCTTCCCCTCCCTAAAGCAGTTTAAAAAACATTGTCTACTCGACAAGTTTTTCTCATTAATTAAGAATTATGTAATTAAATGTAGTTATTAGACTCACCTTTAGGTGATGAGTATTTTGACGCAAGGCAAAATGCTCAAAAACTTCCTATATTATTTACTAACGTAAATAATATGTATTATAACTATAATATACAGTAATAAAGATCTATAATATACAGTTAATATACAGTTATTCTTCCGCGTAAGATCTTCCGCGCGCGCACGCGCGTAGCAATAACTGTGCCAACTGATATTACTTCTAGAGCAGTTTAGGTCAGAACTTTTTCTGCACCTACAGCCAATACTCTAAATAATTAAAGAACCGCTCTATAATCTTTTACAAATAGACTTTGATGGAAGGATGAGTTACGCTGCGTCCTACAGTTAAAACGCTGTCATAATTAAATTAGGAAGGAATACTATCTAGACTTCTTTTAAATACATTTCGTAAAGTTTCTTATGGACACTTTGATATAGTTTTAGACTGGCTGTAAAGTATCCTCCCTTATGGAGTTCATTAATAAAGTCTTCGCGTCTGCCGTCAACAGCCGCAATCCAGGCGTTCCAGTAGCGGTTGTTGGCTAACAGTCGTAGATGATCTAAAAGCCCGTCATGAGCTGACAGAAAAGCTTTAAAATGTGTTTGTGGATGAGGCGGATCAAACCATTCTTCTTTGCCATTAATGATTTCACTACACCTGAACATTTGCACATATCCATCATAATTTTTAGGAACTTTTGCATTACCAAAATTATAGTTCCACATTGATTTGTAACCTCCCGTTTCGAGATGTACTTGTGCCAGCAGAATAGCCAGCATTTCGTTTGATGGTTGTGTTTTTTCAGGCATAAAATCATTTAAGGCATCCTTAAACAGTTGAATTACCTGATGTTTTTGAAGTGTGGTCTTTTTAGCAGTTATTATTTTCATTTTTAGTCGAGTTAAGAAAAATCTTTTACTCCTTATAAATGTTGTCGCTTTTCGGCAGCATTTAGGAGTAAAGATGAGTTATATTTATGCAATTTTTGAAAATTCAACAGAATTACCTATTTACGTAGGATCAACATCAACCAGTTTAAATAACCGTTTCCGACTGCATTTACGCGATGCGTTTAAGCGAGACAGTCAGGCTAAAATTCACGAATATATTAGATCAAAAGCATCATCAATGAACGATGCTAAATCTGTATTCAATATTCAGCAACTGAAGGAATGTTCAGAATTGCTAGCGCCAGATTATGAAGAATTTTTCACAACAAAATTACGAAGCGATGGCTATGTACTGTTGAATATTTTGAAGGCAGCAAAATCCCTACAGCCTATTGACACACGTAATACACCTGCTGTGGTTGATGCTAATACATTATTTTGCAGACACTGTGGGTGCGCAAAACCCAAATCAGAATTCCACAATAAAAAATCAATGACCGGAAAACAATCATATTGCGCGGAGTGTCAGATCAAATTGATGTCTGAATATAGACGTGCAAAAATAGTCAAATCACTCAAAAAAATTCCGTCACAATATACGCCAGAAACAGTACCTCTGTCTAAATTTTGTGCAAAATGCAAGCGAGTTTTACAGATTAATAAATTCTATGTGTGCGCAACACATAAAGATGGGTTTCAATCCTACTGTTCATCATGTTGTAAAAAATATGATAAACAAAAACAATTAGCTAAAAAAGCACAAATAGAATCAAGTATTAATTCAGCATCACTTTAAAATTTATCATAGGAAACTAATCTGTAATATAGAGGATCAGATATTATGTCAAACAGATCATAATACTGGTCCTCAATTATTATGTCCCTGGAAACAAGCCTAATTGTTTGCGAATAATCGGAGTGGTCTCGCGTGTGGGAAAATCCAGCAGGTTGAATTACCTTAAGATTTTCAAATTCTTTTGTTTTATGTAGTTTTATTCCATTCCATGTATTTTTATTTGTCTCAATATGCCATCCGTAATTACATGCAATATTTTTCTTTGCACTGGGATGAATTATCCAATCTTTACCGACATCAGCAACTAATTGATTTGGTGCAGGATCAACTCCGCGAATAAATGCATCTACATCCCTGCTATGTTGCACACACGCTATACCAGATGATGATATTTGACGCACAGCAGGACGAATCTTTACCTCAGAATATTTAAATATTATGTCCGATATTTTTTCTGTTGGTAGTGAATATCCAAATGTGTCCGCAATCTCAATAGCTAAATCATACGTAGCATTGATTCTAATTCCGTCCAATTTTACAGCATCTGTTGCAACTGTAATTATTGTTTTAGGGGCTTGACAAATCATTATTGGAACCATTGTAGGTTCGTCTATTTTGTCTGCCTGTATTGCGTCCAAAATGAAATTTTCGTATCCATTTGACGCGGTGCTTTTAAATGCCATAATCTCTGAAGTATTAAAATTCATTTTGTCGAGCCTTGATTTTTTGAAGACATCCATTTATTATAGAAAGTGAAAAGCTTTCTTGTCTGACACTGATACTGACACTCTTACCTCATTCTTTTATTCCCGAAAAGCAAAAAGCCGGCAAACTTTGCCGGCTTTTCTTTTTGGTGATATGTCTGATGTTTAGCTCTTTTCTGCTATTATTTTTACGAGATATTCAACTATATTTTGTATTTGATCTATTTTACTATTGACAGTTTTAAAATGTTCATCCAAACTGGCTTCAATTCTGTCAGCCTTAATTTGAAGGCGCCGTAGATCATCGCTAATATTTTCTAAATGAATCTGTTGTTTATCTAATTCAACGTCATGTGCAGCTACTTCCGCTTTTATTTTTTCAGACTCACCTACTAAGTGTAGGAAATGTTTATCATTCACCATTGTCTACTCCTGTAGGTGGAGGAGGCGGAATTTCAGAATGAGACTTTGGTGGTCTTACACTGTCCTTAAACTCAATTATATTACTTTTTCTAAATGAGTGCTTAATTGACGAATGAAAAAATGATGTTATAGTGCCAAGAATCAAACCAAATACAATATATGATGCTGGATCAGTAAAGTTTTCAGCGTGAATAAATGTAGTTAGAATAATTGATACTAAAACTGTAATACATGGTAGAATTGTTCTGTTCCATAATTTTGTTGTATTTAGTGCTGGAATGTAAAATTCAGCCTGACGTTTTATGAATTCTACAATAATCCAGTTGCCAATGATAACTACTCCGGCTTCTGGCGTAAGAAATGAATTAAAATTCATATTGACTCCGATTTTCTAGTATGAAAGTGTTACATATTCTACTTCTGGATTTACGAATCCATAAGAAGGATATACTGATGTAATGTCATTTGTTGTATACGACTGTATTTCAATCTGCCAAGTATAAAAGATATCATTCCAATAGTTCTGCTGCGTATACGATCCCTTGTCAATCTGATATGGATTTAAGCTATCGAAAATCAATTCAGTTCCAGTTGAATTAACAAGTGTAGGTTGAGATATAGCACTATTCATATTTGTTGCTGCGCAATATATTGATATTAGTGAATAAAAATCATCTCCACTTCTCTTTTTTATACCCGCTTTTATCTTTAGACCGTACAGGTTAATGTACCCTGGAGTTTCAATTATGAATCTTTTCATGCTACTACCACGGCGAATTGTGCCACCAGATATTAGTAAACTTCTAGTTAATGCAGAATCTTGGAGGCTTGTAAACCATATACTACCATTTGTCGCATCGTGATTAAGTGTAGGATCACTAGAAGAGCTGCTATACTTTTGTGTTTGCCATGACTGAACAGATGATGTAAAATTGAATCCACCATTAAGCTGTCTATCACTAGCAAATCCATATGTTTTTACACCGGCACCAAAACTAGTTCCAGAAGTGATTATCATAATTTTTCCTTTAAAGATTTTAGATCAAGACCCACAACTCTCCACATTTCAACATCCATATCATCCAGACACACAATTGTAGGTAATGATCTTATTTGATATTTAGCCGCCAATTCATGTTGAACATCAATATCAATCGTGATATGATCAATATTGTTATGAATAAGAAATCTTGTCAATGTGACACATGGACTGCACCATCTAGCAGAAAATTTCAGAAGCCTCATTATACAGTCTCAGTATAACCCAATTCAGCTAATTTATTTGCTACAGTGGTTGTAATTGATTCTGGTGTGGTCCAGTTTTCCAGTTGATACATTTCCTGACCTAAATTTGTGTCAATACGAATTGAACACGAACTGTTTCCGTCCTGCGTGTCTGTAATTATTATTGTAACGCAAGATATTGTTTTTTGAGTATTTAATTCTTTTGAAAATGTCATTGTCCTACCTTTATGATTTGTTCTACCATCCGCGCAATCACAGACTTTGTTCTTGGTAGCGAGTCTTTAGTTATTGTATTTTCAATATCATTTATTTTTGGATTTCCTCCATACCAATGACAACCTATAGTGTCAGAGAAATACTCCAAATTATATGTATCGTCTGCCAATTTTTCACAATCACCAGCCCACACTTTGTACACGCAAGACTCATCAATATACAGTGCCTTTGATCCATATCCAGAAATGACTGTTTCATTTACACCGTGTAACAGATTTGTACCTATTCCTTGATATTGTGTGGCACTATAATTTCGTCTCGCTGCATCTGATACGGTTCTGAAGAATGCATTATTCTTTCTTGACATTATAAAACCAATAGCATGGACTCCACACGATCTATATTTGCACAAAACAGTATCTTTATCACAATTTTCAGGTACATTTTCAATTAACGATGTTATTGGTTTAAAGTAAATAATATCATTGTCTGACCATAAGCCACCTTCAGATCCTAACAATTTCCATCTTATATAGTCTGACTTGTGAACTGGATGCATACGATTTGACATTCCAAGTTCATTGAAATCATGCTCTATAATTTCAACTCCACTTTCTTTAAGAAGCAAAAAGTAATCGTCTATAATTTTTAATTTAGCTTGCTCACCAGTAAGCCATGTAGGATTTAGATTTGCATTATTTGATATATGAACCTTTACTTTCCAATCTGGGTTCAACTCAATAAATGAAAGCATTGAAATATATCTCAGATATGACAATTTTCCTTCCCAGAAATAATGCGCAATCTTTGGAATTTTATTTAAATGAAACATTATTTTTGTTTCTCACTTTCTGATAGTAATATTATATATCCATTATAATGCCCATTTATTCATAAGGTATGACTCCACCTTATCCATTTCATGTGGCGCATGTTTCCCTGCATAAATGATAAACTCACCAAAGTTTCCTCGCCATGGTTGAAAAGTTTTTCTGCTACCAACTGTCAATTTTAGCGGAAACCTAAACGGACGTTGGTTTTGTAGTGTCGATCCATTTAGAACGCTATTTGTAGTTGAAAGTTGCACTTTATTTTTTCTACACACAATGCATTGTGTAGCTGATGATGCACCAGGCAAGGCTTCATAAGTAACTGTCATTAGACTATACGATGTAAATTGTTGCCTGGCGATCATTAATTGCGTATAACCACTAGCTTGCTCTGGTCCCCTAGTATTCAAGTTAATATCATCATTTGATCCATCTCTTGCATAATAAGCAAATCCATTACCACCATTCGTACCATCACCGTTCATTGTTATTCCTGTGTGTAATTCATACGGTATGCCAAGTATGGTCGATTCATCTTTGATTACCCAGTAGACGGTAGCTGCCTTATGTCCTGTCAACTCATTTATATCCTTTAATGTCTCCATGTAAGGGAATGTTCCATTATCTTGACCTTGGGTATATACTGCGCCAAGACTATTTTTTTGGTTCGCTCGGTATAGAAATCGCCATGTGTTGCTTGGCGTTGAACTCTCGTATAAATGATGATTATTTCCACTTACATCATTCCATTTCGTTAAATAGTTTGATGTAAGCGTCATTGTTGAAGTATCACTGCCATCATACCAAACCACACAACCATTGTCTCTTGAAGCACCTTTTGTTGTCAACAGTTCATATTTTATATTGCTCTTTAGTTGATGAGTATTTGCTACAATTGTTGATATTTTCATAACTTTACCAATCTTATGCTACAGCTATTGTTGTGATTGTTCCTGAACTTCCTCTGTATTTTAGAGCTCCGCTTTCGACATACAAAAATCCTCCTGATGTCGGATTTGTTCCTGGTGCAGTAACATTATTTAGTTTAATATACGGGAATACGTCTAGAAGCGTATTCGTAACAGAGACCCTCATTGTATTTCCAGTGTAAATATTAACCAACCCATCGGTGCCACCATTTGCATATCCGCCATATATCTCAACGTTCCCTGCTCCGCCTGACGCACCAATTGTATTATTTCCACCGCTCAATTTTAGCGTATTGCCCCAACCAGCCACAGACACGGATCCTGCACCAACTGTAACGCTAGAAAGCGAACTATCAAATACTATTCCTGTTGTTGAAGTCGTATATATTAAGTACCCATCACCAACAACAACCCTGTTGCTAGTATCTTTTGCTATAGCTGTAATGTCCGCTGTATTTGCTTCATTTCTAAATTTTATATATCCATCTTTAGCTAACCTGACAGACCCAGAGGCAGCAGGATTTGTTCCAATGCTTAAATAGTTTGTCAATGCAAGCGGATCACTTCCTCCACCGCCACCGCCAGATTCAGCAGCCCATGTAGGAACACCAGACACAGTTTTTAATACATATCCGTCAGTACCTGATGCTAATTTAGTTACAGCAATATTTGCATTTGCAGCAATATTTGCATTTGACCATATGTAGCCATCAACATAACCTTTTGTAGCAGCATCAGATGTTGCTGTAGGTGTGGCTAAATTAGTTACAGTTGCTGCGTTTGTAAATGTAATACCAGTTTCACTTACACTAAATACGCTAGACCCATTACCTATTAGAATATTATTGCTTGTGTCTTTTGATATAGCATTAAGATCCGCCGAATTTGCTTCATTACGGAATTTAATATAGCCATCTTTGGCTAATCTGATATTTCCTGATTGTGCCGGATTTGTTCCAGATTTTATGTATGTTGCAGTTCTAGTTCCGTCTGCTAATAGATATTGGGTGTGGTCATCATCTGCTAATCCTGTCAATGCGCCATGATCAGTTACTCCACCTCCACCGCCAGATTCAGCAGCCCATGTAGGTGTTCCAGATACAGTTTTTAATACATAATTATCTGTGCCAGCAGCGAGTTTTGACACTGCAATATTTGCATTTGACGCAACGTATCCATCAACTACCTTTGTCCAACTATTAGTAGTTCCATTTGATGCATATATTGAATTAGCCGTACCTGTCGTAATACCTTCACCTGCCGGTCCCTGCGGACCCGTTGCACCAGTTGCACCGGCAGGTCCTGTAGGTCCTTGTGGTCCAGTATCTCCAGTGTCTCCTTTAGGACCCTGAATGCCCTGCGGTCCCTGCAACCCTTGTGGACCTTGTGGTCCTGTAGCTCCTGCTGGACCCTGAGGACCTACAGGTCCTTGTTCACCTTGCGGACCAGCCGGACCTTGCGGTCCTGTTGCCCCAGGAGCGCCGTCAGCACCATCAGCACCAGCCGGTCCCTGAGGACCTTCTGGACCGGGATCGCCTTGTGGACCCTGCTCTCCCTGCGGACCAGGAATTAATAATACAGAATCAACGTAGAATTTTGTAGCAGCATCCTGAGGGTTAACCGGATCGGCTAGGTCAGTAATTGCATTTGATCCTAATGACAGATCAGCAAGCATAGAACGATCGCCATTTACAGGTAAATATTGTAAATGATCATCGTCTGCTAAACCTGTTAATGCTCCATGGTCGGTTACACCACCACCGCCACTACCACCAGCATTAGGCTTCCATTGTGGCACTCCGCCGTCTGTAGTTAATATGTAGCCATCATTAACATTGCCAGCTAATTTTGATACAGCTATACTGGCATCTGACGCAACATATGCGTCTTTAATTTTACCCCAATCATTTGCAGTACCATTTGATAAATAGACAGTATTAGGATCACCAGGATCAATTCCTTCTCCTGCGGGACCTTGTGGACCCTGCTCGCCTTGAGGTCCTTGTATTCCTTGCGGTCCTTGAGGACCTACATCTCCAGTGTCGCCTTTAGGACCCTGAGCACCAGCAGGACCTGTAGGTCCGGTGTCTCCAGTGTCGCCTTTAGGACCTTGTGGTCCAGTCGCACCCGTTGCCCCTGTAAGACCTTGTGGACCCTGTGGTCCTGTAGGTCCTTGTGCACCTGTCGCACCAGCAGGTCCCTGCGGTCCGGTTGCGCCTTGTGGTCCCTGTGGACCTGTTGCACCTGTAGGACCAGCGGGACCCTGCGGTCCTTGTGGACCGGCTGGACCCTGAGCAGCAGATGCTTCAACCCACGCCGTTGTGCCGTCTTCTGCTACTGACAAGAAATAGCCGTCCAAGCCGTCTGTAGGTGGAACGAAGCCTTGACGAATAGATGTAGCTCCACCGTAAGTATTAATTATATCCCACGTAGCATTTATAGCTACCACGCTTGCAGCAGCAGCCTTTTCTGTTGCAGTGTCGTCTGCATATTTTTTATTCGCTGCGTCACGATCAAGCCATGGATCTTCCAAATCATTAATTCTATTGTTTCCAGCACTTAGATTACCAGTTAATGCTCTTGTGCCATTTGTTTTAAGATATTGTGGATGATCATCATTTGTCAATCCATTTAAGTTAGCATGTTCCGAGCAGAAATTCAATACCCAATCTACATCAGTTTTTCTGGCGGAATCATTTGCGTCAACAGGTTCACCTAAATTTTTGATAATTCTATTTTCAGCATCATTGTCTGCAAACAATACCTGCGATATGCTAGGCGTTGCACCAGTAATTACATTTCCAAATTCGTCTAATAATCTATTAAATCTATCTGTCCATCCACGCTCGGAATCTGCCTCAAAAGTTTCACCAGCAAAAAATGGATATAGATCACCCTGTGTAGGGACATATACAGCAGATGTTGCTATTAATTCTGGATTAAATGATCCATTAGAATCGACACCACCATTTACTACGCATTTAATACCGAACGCCTGACCACCTACTACGTTTGGCACAGTAAATGTAGCCGTAATACCCAGAGGTGTTCCAGTGCGTGTTATTGTAATGCTTGAAGGTGGAACGTCAGCAGAATGTGTGCCGAATATTTCCCATGTAACAGTTTTTACGCCATTAGGTGCAGCTACTTCAAGATTGATCGTTTCACCGCCAGATGCTACATAATGTGTACCGACTGTTTGCCCGTTTATTGAAAATTGTGCTGTTACCATTAAGAACCGTCCGATTGATAGCTAAATCCTGCTGTTGGAATCCAAATATTGTCATCAACTTTGGTCAAAGTTACGCTTGCTCTTTTACTATTTGCTTTTTGTATTCTGGATGTATTAGTACCACCATATCCATTATATACAACATCAACATAATAGTCAGTACATGGATTATGGAATGTAATACTGACACCTATAGGTGCGCTTCCATCATCACCTAATGTCCATGTTCTATTGCCTGTCAGCGATTCTAGTGCAACAACATATGCACCATATCCATTCCATGATATTGTTTGCGACGCACCAACATCCAATGTTACATCGTATTTAATATAACCACCATCAACATGGACTCTATTTACTACTAAATCAGTGGTAAATTCAGCACCCTCACCACCAATAACAATTGGATCTGTAGGTGTATATGTACCACCATTCTCACCATCAACACATTTTAATAATTCAGTTTGCACGGAATTGACTTCAGTGCTACGTAGTTTTTCACCTACTGCCCAGCCGCCTGGTTTTATTACAGATATAGTCATTATTTTAACCTTAAAAGCTATTGAAATCTAATTCATCATTATCTAGATCAAATCCGTCATATGGTGCTACTGTCCATGACCATGTAGCATACGCAGGAAGCAGACGATCTAATAGTTCGTACATTTGTACGTTAACAAGATAATTAAAATCATACGAGAAAATATCATCAGGACGCTTTATTACAACCAGAACATTACATCTAGCACTAGTCCATTCATCACTGAAAAATATATTACCACCTAGATTGTATGGTAATGGATTAATTCCTTCCCAATATGTTAATTCAGGAGGATTGTCCAAATCTTGCCCATTAAAGAATATTAATGACACAAAGTCAGACCCAAGCAAATCCTTTAATGATTCCGATATAATTGATGCTGTAGGACCATGCATTGCTTTATATTTAGCCATACATGCAGCTCTGATGTCGTCAGCAGACTCATCGTCTCTTATTGATATTCCTAATCTGTCAGCCCATGAACGCAATGCATCATATGCTGTTGTTGGAATAGAATTTTTTATAACCCGCTCTGATGTAGCAGAAAGACCTGCAAAAAGTCTTGCTGTAGCAATATTTTCAGCACCTACTATACTGTGGTCATCTGTAGTAAAAGCGGAGCCTAGTGTGGACTTTATTGCATGTAGCCATTTTGCGGCTGATGGTTTTCCACCGCCTAATCGTCTCGGGAATGGTGCTAGTCCGCCTAATGCCATTTTATGTCCAGACTATTAAGGTGAATCTGCCGTCAGCAGGTAGTGTCACCTGCACTCTATTTGCGGCTAATATTGCACAATCATTTGCGCCAGATATAGCGCCAATAATATTTACAGAACCCATTTGCCCGTATGCGTCAGCATATTCAGAATCCCATGTAAATTCGACACTATATCCATCAACTAGAACATCCGGCATATTACCAATGCCATTTCCGTACATTGATCTATATCCATGTACTGATAGCTCACCACCGCTTAAAGTGGCGCATATGACAGCAAATGGAGCAGTATTGTCTACGGCAGCAACATCTTGTACTAGGGACGAAAATTGTGCAGCAGATTGATCTGTAGTTGGATCAATTACATCTATTCCTAAATAATTTTGTTTGTCTACATGTCCGCCATAGTCGGTAATGTCAGCATTTCTAATCCATGGTGGTAAACGTGATGGTGTTATAGCCATATTAAATCCTTTATATTACTATATATCATTATTTTTTATATATACCAAATCGTCTTAGTTTTAGCACATTCGGTGCATCTGCTACTGATGCTGGTACAGTTGGTCCAGAAATACTCCTGTATGAATATATAGCATCTAAAATTTCTGAATGATTATTGATTAATTGTGAGAGTTGCGCTGTGCCTAAATCTGACGGATAACTCTCTTGTGCTGTTGGTTTTCGTTTTGCGCGCGGCAATCTATAATTAGATGATGTATTTTCGCCAGGACCTAATCCTGACATAATATTCAACCATGTTCCACGATAAGACGCAATATTTGCAGCAGCAGGGCTTATGTAGTCTCCCGCTTGGATCCCAGTAAATGCAGTGTCAACTGTCACCGTAGTTGTAGCACCTACTGTATATCCAGTAACAACGCCTATTGTGAAACTCTGTGTCACAGGATTCCACCATGCTATTTTTGTTATTCCAACAATAGGAGTACCACAATTATTACTTAATCTAAATTCTGTATCTGATACAACAGACTTTACATCTGCTACTACATCACCACCGCTAAGCGCAGGATATACTGAAGAATAGTTTTCCCAACCTACACTAGTTCCACCAGAACTTGTAGGATCTGGTAAATATAATCTTAATGCAACATCAACATCTTCGTCTTCTACAGATTGAACAACAATTTCAACAGGTTCAGGTGCCTCTGCTAGAATTGCATTTTCAACTATTTCAACTTGCCCAACAGGAACTACTCTGCTAAAATCTTCGTCATCAATATTTACTTCTTTTATTACAACGATTTTTGCGCTACCAGGACCGCCTAATGCTGGGTAACAGAATGCTTTTTGAATAGATGATGTTGATGCTTCTGCAATTTCTATTAAATGTGCAGAATTTCCACCAGCAGGGAGATTCCGTCTTCTGTTTAGAATTCTCTCTCTTTTTCTCTCATCGTCTTCTGCGTCAGATCCACCAGTAAGACCAGGTGCTACAACCTCTGCCTCGTTGAATACACCTACAGGCGGTGCAGTCCATCGCACCTTTTCACCCGCTCCTGCGTTTGTTTTTGAACCTAAATCTATACTGACAACATCAATTTGATCATTATTGACAACAGAGGTCCAGGTTCCAACAACTTTTATACGTGTACCATTTTTTGTTACTAATTGTGTACCGTCTGCTATTGTAGCAGAATAGTTTTTTGAGATTGCTAATTTAATTTTTCCAGCAGAAGCAGATGCACCTACCTCTGGTAATCCTATAGCCTCGCGAATATTGTCTAATGCTTGACCTTGTGCGGTTAATTCGCTAGTGTCCTGTGCAGAAATCTCAATTGACGCAAAACATCCTAATGCCATATTTGCATTACATGTTGCTCTTATGTACGGCTCACTACCTGGTAGAACGACAGGATCACTTACACCTGCTTCGATCATTCCCACACGGTAGTCACGTAACCACTGATCTCTAATTTCTGATGCTGTTTGTGGTACGTATACCTGCCCTAAATCCGGTAATGTGCTCATTATTGAACCCTTATGCCATCAAGTTTATTTGTTGTTAAATCATTATATACTACTGTATACGACACCCTGCCCTGGATATTCTGATCAATTATAATATCTTCTATTATTATTACTTTTTCAATGTCAGTTAATTGATATAATGCTGTTTTTACAGAGTCTTTTAGAAGTATTTCAAAGCGTTGATCTATTTTCTTTATTGTAGGTATTGCGTTTCCAAAATCTGGTAGTACACTGCTGGTTCCTAGTCCGGTTGACAATGCTAACAATACTCTTTGACGAACCGATGGCATTGTGTCAAGATTGCCATCAACTGATGCTGTAAAATCTTTTTCAACAGGGTCTAAATACCGCGCACCTGGTACAGAAATGTTCGCAGCCTCATTTTCTTGTGGAGAATATAGACCAAATGGAAAATACCCTATGGGGGCTAATCCATATCCATAATTCTGAATATTTAACTGTTTTTTCATTTTAATCCAATGGGCAAGATATGTTAAATGTAGGCAAAGGTGGTATACTTGGTAGAGATGGAATTGGAACCCCTGGAATTACAAGCGGGATATCTATATTCAAATCTATTCCTATATCTGGAAGACTAAATACAGGAAGTGGAGGTACGGAAGGTAAGGAAGGAAGAGTAATTGATGGTAAAATAATTGGAATTTCAATATTTAAATCTATTCCTAAATCTGGTAGAGTAAATGTCGGGAATGGTGGTACAGTTGGTAAGGAAGGAAGAGTTACGCTTGGAATAACTATTGGAATATCAAAATTACACAGAGACATTATACTGCCTTGACAAACAATCCAGCACAAGGAGCACCAGGAGGGGCGCCGCATAATACAGGTACAGCTGCTGTAGTACCTACCATCACAGCAGTTGCGTTTAATAATATTCTGCCATCAGCAAGTAATTGAATTGAACATTTTTCATTACCTAGAGTGACCTGATCTTCGCTCATTTCAAAAAATGTTTTAAATCCTATAATTTGTACTTTCTTATTTTCACCATCAACAGAAAATACGATTTGTTTTCCGTCAGATTGTTTTACAACAATAGAGGCTATTTTGGAATCGCCTTTTAATAACATTTGAGAAGATTGTTCAGTGTCAGTAGAATGAACTGCCGTGTCACCTTCTGCTAAATTTCCATACACTGTGGCGGCACGTGGATCTCTCATTCCAAGGACAACCCCGTCACCAATTCCGCGCGCCACAAGGCACTCTGCCGCTCCGGCGTCTGTTCTGGCTGCTGGACGCGCCGTAACCCCTAGTGCACCGTAGACTGGCATAGGGGATAGGTCCTCCGCGTCATTTACATCTTCCCCAATAGGGGCAGACTTTGCGCTAATTGTTGGTGTATTAGCATCAGGATCAAGCTCACCAGTGCTTACATAAGCTACTTCTAATACATCATCTATAGAATGAAGCATTATTCATCTCCTCCTAATTGAATCGCCTTGTCGCGATATAGCGTTAATCGTGTTTTTGGTCCGCTGCCCTGACCTGCCTGAAACTCTACGCCCTTTACCCACATAATTTCTTGAACGCCATGAACCTGATCATCAACATTGACAATGAGATCTGGAGTGTATATAAATGCTCTCTCAGGACCATGACCTTTTACTACTGCTTCAACAATAAATGTATCTTTAAAGCGATCAACTACAGACCGTTGTAATTTATTCGACAATTGTTTTTGTGATTTTGACTGTTTATCAGATATAATCATTGGTCTATAAATCTTCGCTATTTCAGCGCCTTCTTGACCTTCTCGTGTACCTGGAACCACTCTATCCTCTATAATATTTGTTCTCATAAATTTTACATCTTCTGTAATTCCATTAAATGGAAAGAATGTAGCGCTGCTGGATTTTGTGGCAGACTTTGTTGCTTTTGCCTCTTGCAATAATTTTTCAACTGGGTCTGTTACTTTTATTGATTTTTTTAGTGCTGTGAGTAATTTAGTGTCAGTAATTGACCCATAAGAGGCACAGTATGTAGGTACATTTGCATAATCTCTAATTATCTCTAGGTCTAGAATATTATTAGACTGACCTGAATCAACAGGATATAGTCTCAGTGTAATAGGCGTAAATGGCGTAGCGGAATAATTAGGATATGTTAATGATATTGTATTCATGTCAGGACCAGGCAAAATAGTTCTACCTGCTTTTCTGCATATCTTATTCACAAATTCAAATATTGACTCGTTTGGTGAAGGCTTCTCGTCCTCAACAGTTTCTGATCCGCCTGGAGATGTTGCTTTTGTGTCAATAATATTTGACAAATATTCTACCCATGCATCACCATAGTCTACTGCAAAAATTCCTATAGGCTCACAAACCTTTTTTACAGCAACAGCTAAGTCCTCGCCTTTTTTAATCTTTATTGACGTGTCTATTGATGCATCAACTAGTTGTGATCTATAGTCGGTTCCAGAGAATCGCACTTGAAGCGTATTTTCACCACCACCCAAACGCTGCGTCCAGCATATACCATTCATTATGCCTATGCCGTTAATAAATATTTGTATACGTGAGAATGGACTTGTAAGTGTTACTAATTGAGAGTATGTCTCCGGTGTATGTGCTGAGAATGTAAATTCAAATGTCCATGTCGGTTCTAAATAGTCTAGTCTTATATTATAATCAATAGGAGCATTAGGTAATTTAACGAATCTACCACCAGTAGCAGAATTATACGCATATACCTCCACTAGAAATTCTGCGTCTGCCGTTGTTCCTGTAATTGTTAAGCTGTCAGTCATTTTGTTTTCTTATACTTGACTATTGAGCCTTTTGCTACTGTGGGTTCTGTCTCCCTTGGATTCAGTCTACGAAAATCCATATATGACATTCCTAATTGTCTTGCAAGCTCATATACTGATATATCCTGCGTTACTGTATATACTCCAATTTTAACTGTCTCATTTGGAAATATTACATTTTCAACGGATGCTAGAGTGTCTTTAAGATCCATACATTGACGCTTAATTAGCCACTGATCTGCTGTAGTAATTCTAGTAGTAGTGTCTTTGTTTAATTGTGCCGCTTCTCCTGATGTTCTTTTTAAGATTTCAGAAGTCTTTTTACTTCCGACTTCTAATGCATCTAGGATATTATTTGTCCTGGCAATTGTGTCTGATATAGCTGCTCCTACTCTGTCAGCATAAGAAATACCTTGACGCATTATTCCTGATATAGCATCCAATGGATTTACTGTGGGTTTAGGTGGTTCTTTTTGTACCCATTTGACTTTACTCACTGTGTCATCAAGCTGTCTTGCTGCGTCTTTACCATCATTAACTGTTGGTATTACATTAATAATTCCGTCAGCATCAACCTCATTCTCTGTAGGAGCATGAATAAATTCTACTGTAACATCAGCACCATCGCGTTTTAAAGCATCTAGATCGCCAGACCATGATATACATTTTGCGTCAAACATTCCTAATGCTGGGTCCTCAAGTTTCCCTGCTGTTGAATCTCTGCAAGCATTTAGAAAATCATAGAATGTTTTTGTGAACAAGTCTTTGTAGTCACCTACAGACACACCCTCACGAAATGGTATTATGTATGTAAATATGAGATTTTTTCTTCCTAATGACTCAATAATGGCATTATTCCTGAAAAGGAATTTGTTTTCTGATTGCTCTTGAGAAAATGCCATGGTACATCTAGTTACAGGTACAGCAATTCCTCTAAATCTAAGTGTTTGTAACTTGCTTAATACATCATTTTGCTGAACCATTAGCGTCCACCTCTGGATTTATCTGAAATTGGTACTGGATTTTGTGTAAGATTTCCAAATCTTTCTTTTACTTTATCTGTAGCATCAACTAGTGATGACATAGCGGCGCTTGCGCGTTGCGTTGTAGCCTTCAATTGTTCGGACGCTTTTGCTGCTTCCATGTCCGCCTGTTGTTTTTTAATACTGGCTTCTAGATCCGCTTTTGCTGCTTCAAGTTGTTTTATATTTTCTTCACTAGATATACGAATAGGACCATCAGTATACCCAAGTAAATTGCTTAGTCTTCCAGAAGCGCCTTCGTAGAAGTCTCCTAGCATTCCAGACCATGAACCCTTTTCATTTTTAGCATAATTCAACTGTGCGGATATTTGCGCTAATGCAGCTTTTTTATCTGTCAAGTTGTTTCCACCAGCCAATACTGATGCATTAACGCTTGACATTAATATTTTATCTGATCTGGCTTGCACTTCATCCCAGAAACTATTAGCTATTTCTTTACCTATATATAAACCTACACCTGCCGATAGAACACCTGCTGCTATACCTCCCATAGCACCCACTGTAGCGAATCCTGCTTGACCTGCTCCTCTTGCTGCGGATGCGGCTGCGGCGCCAGAGCCAGCATTACCTAAAGCGGCAGCTGCTGCGGTTGATGCAGCTCGGGCGCTGCTAGCGCTCATGAATCCGGTAGCTTTTGATGAAACAAGCTTTGACAACATATAATTAGCTCCGAAATTAATACCAGTTCCTGCGATATTCTTCATTAGAGAAGCTCCGCCTAACCATGCAGCTAACGCAAGAGGAGATGATGTAGCTCCTGATTTTTCCGCAAAGAACATAAATATATTAGCTAGAGATGTTAATGCTTTGGTGAATTTTGGTAACAACGGAAGCATTTCGTCAAGGAATGTTTTAAGCGATGGTGTCGCCTGGTCTACAAAATTTGACCATGCTTTTGATAATTCTCTGTCAGGTTGGTTTGCTCTAAACCCAGACCCTTCCAATATACTACGTTGGTTCCATGGCATATTCTCCATACCAGCCATTTTAGTTCTTAAGGCTTTTCTTCCAGCTTCTCCACCACCACCAGCCAAAAATGCTTGTAAAAGCGGACGAACTATTTTAATAGATTCGCCTTGGAATATTTTTCCCAATTCCGTTTGGTTACCTTTAGTAGCCACAATCATTGCTTCCGCCATCTGCGCAGGGCTTAGAGCCAAGTTTCCGTCTTCGCCGAAGACATTTACTCCGTATTTTTCCTTAATTGTATCAGCCGCATTGATTAAGTCTGCTGACAAACGAAGTGCCGCCGTACCTGCCTCCTCGGGTCCCTTCGCACCACCAGTTTCAACTGCAAATTGTGCCATACCAGACATTTGCAATAAGTTTTTAATAGGATCTCCAGAAAATTGTCCAGAAGCAGCGGTAATGACAGCCATTGTTCTGGAAAAATCATCCATATTGATGTTTCCTTTTTTAGCCTGCTCTGTCATCTGAATCAATGCGTTATAGGTCTTATTTCGTAGTTCGTCCTCATTTGTAATTCCTTTTGATGCCAACATAGCTACAATATGACCTGCTGCCTTACCCATATCACTTACATTAGCATTACCATAATCTGATATTCTAGCAATATCAGGCATAAATCCTTGGAATAATTTACCACGACCAGCAACACCTATAGCAGCTCTGAAACCAGTAGCAATCTCTTCAAATGACATACCTGTCTCTTTTGCTATTCCTTCAAATTGTGCTGTAATATCCTCTTGAAGTTGTCCTAATGAGCGCTTTTCGTCTGGAGTTTTCATCTCATTAGCAATTCCAGCAGTAATCGCTTTTTTATTTATCATATCACGCATCGCGGCAGCAAATAGACCCACAGCACCAGCGGTGCCATATGTTGCAGCACTTTTAATGTCTCCCATAGTGTTTGACGCTGTGCTTTTAATCATTTGTGTGCGCATCCTGCCTATGCGCGCTTCTGCTCTCTCACGTTCTCTATTTTCTGTGCGTATTCTGCGTAGATTGTCCCTATGTGTACGCTCCTGCTCACGTTTGGCTGCTACGGCTAGTTTTGTCTCTTCCTTCATTTTAGCGACAGATAATTTAGTCTCCTCCTGTGCCATGGTCCTAGCCATAGGATCAACTCTTCTGCTTACCTTGTTTGCTAAATTATTTGCTTTAAGCAGAGACATATTTAGGCGTTGAAAGCGCGTCTCTAATGATGCTAATGCAGCTTTTACTCTTTCAACGCCTACTATACTAGTCTCGAATTGTAGATTAGCCATTGTTACTCTTTATTAGTTATTCTCTTTGCTAAATCAATAGCATCTGCTATGCTAAATTCATCAACATTAGCTTTTTCCGCCAAGCTTTGACGCAGTGCTTCTTGTTTGGTTATTTGCTTTGAGCCGCTTGACAAACTCGACGCAGCCTCGGTAGAGGATGAATTCTTTTGTACCAAGTTCACAGGGGACGACTCCCCAAAATCTTCCGAGTTGGATAATAGGAAATGTTTCGTAAAATTCTTCGCCAAAGCCACTAAAGTTTCTACCAAGATCGGCGATGGCAATTGCCCTAAAGGGAAATATTCTGCGCCTTCTGCTACTGCTTTAATCCATACATCAAAATTATCTTTTACCCACACTGCATAATCGTTTGGTCCATGTTTTTCTTGCACCAGTGTGTAGACGTTGAATAGTGCGACTATTTCGTCTGGAGTTAATTTTGATATCATTTGATCTAGGTCTTGAAACAGCGGACTGAATCTTTTTGAGCCATCCGGCAATTCCACCATCTTTTCCCGACATAATGCTCGGAATAAAACTTCGGTTGCTACTGCGTCTTGGTATATTTCGTTTACGGCGCCCGAAGTGCTCGTAAAGTCTTCGCTTTTGAGTTTTTTGTCTGTAATAAGCCGCTCGCGTGCAGATGTGCGACATGCTTCTTGCTCCCTATAGGTGAGAACTCTAAATCTAATTCTATATACATCTCCAGTAAGCCGTACATCTACTACTTCTGACGCCTGCTCCCTATTTAATAGCCTTAAAAATAGTTCGTCAGGCTTTTCATTTGAAGGCTTTACTTCCGTTGTATTTATTGGTTTAATATGGTCTTTTAACATAATAGCTCCTTATAGTATTATATATAACAAAAAAGCCATGGTATTACACCATGGCATCAAGTTACTTCTGTTGAACGAATATCGCCAAACAGACAGTTATTTAGCTCCATGCTTAAAAGAATTGGTGAGGGAGAGCCGGAGCATTACCCTCCCCCACCTACTCTAGTTTATTATTCTAGTGGTTTAAGTTGTCCAGTCCAGTTGAAGCTGGATTCTGTATTTGCATTTACAGATTGTGAGGTTGAACAATCCATAAATTTACCATTGCCAGAATATGTTTTTGCACCAATAATTACTTGCAGGGTATGGTAACCGCCTTTTGCAGCAGCACTGTGGAAGTCGAATTCGAGTCCACCTATATGTACTACAGACGATCCACTAATGGATACATCACCAGCACCAGGAGTGAATCCTGCGAGACCTTCTGCAATTGTGTCCATTCTGACCTGACCAGAATTGGTGTTTATTGTGATATTGGATGCTTTTGCTTGATATAACCCATCAATAAACAGGGTTAAAATTGCGCCATCTTGTAAAGCCATTGTTTTTCCTTATATTAGCCGGCGCTGACTTCAGCAACCCGTACTGTAGTTTGATGTAAGAGATTAATTACGTCTAAATCATATGAGACTTCTAGACGACCACCATTATTAGGATCAATGCCTACATTGATTCCAGCTATAGTAGCATCAACATTCTTTAATTTACCTTGCGTTTCAAATTCACGGAGTAAACCAGTCAGCCAGCTACGATATTGTGAAGGTGTAAGGACTTTTGCTAAACGAACTTGATTTGGATTGACATCACCATTCGGTAATTTTTCATCGTCTTTTAGCTTAAAGGATGAATATGTATTTGAATGACGTACTTTGTGTGTGTCAACAACTTCATCGGCGACACTGACGCGATGCGTCTCAACAGCACGACGATCATCTAATAGACCGGAAGCATCTTTGCTACGTGTAGTGCAAGACATTACAAGGAATGATCCTGCGGCGGATGATTGTACTGGTGTAAGACCGTCAACTAATGCATCATTTAAATCATTTGAATCTAAATAGTCAGCATCAGATGCTGTATTTTTTACAAGCCAGTCTTGACCTTTAAATCCATCAAAGTTATATGCTGTGTCAGTGGCTTCATATTTCATTCTGATTGCAGCAACATTTGCTACAACTTCTGCCATATGATTTTCTGGTTTATGTTGCCATACTAATTGTAGTCTTTCATAATTACGCGCTACAGCAAGTGAGCTTGCAGCAGCTAGTGATGCGCTTGTACCAGTAATACCTACAGAGCGTAAGCCAGGGTCAGGTAATGATTTTGCTTCAATATGATTTGACAAAGCAGCAAGTGCGCCAGAGCTTGAAAGTGATGTTACAATGTAGTAGTAACGGGTAGCTGTGATTGTGTCTAATGCAGCTTGTAAATTTGTTAATTCAGTTGTAGATCCATCTACACCAGCAGTACCGAAACCTAGTCCTAAATATGCACCAGACATAACTACTGTAATGCCAGCAGCTTTTGATTTTTGTGAGCGAAGTGATATAACGCCAATTGTTCCGTCACCCTGTGATGCACCTGCTACTTTAGCTGTAAATGTCACTTTACCAGCAGTATTTGATGCTGTAACGGGTAGCCATGATTTTGCATTAACAGAGGCTTCAATTTTTTCACCAATAGCATCAGCAGTGTCACCTACTGCTACGGCAACATCAACTTCCTCACCTGCTACGACAACGCGGAGACTTCCTGAGCTTGTAGCTGTCCCTGTGAGTGAAATGTAGCCATCAGCAGCCACTGCACTACCAGATGATTCACTGTAGGGAACTACATAGACATCACCTCTTTTGTTGACTTTAAAGTGTGTGCGTAGCATTAAATGTAGTGGAGATCCTGAACCAGCACCCTCAATTACTTCTGCTTCATTTCTGACTTTATATGTTGTATTAACTGTCCAGGTTCCAGCAGATGTTTTAGGCGCAAAATAGACAATTGATCTTGCGGCACCAGTAGCTATGCTAGGACCTTGCGCGAATAGAATTTGTGTATACATCCCAGGCACTACGAATGTGCTTGGAATTCCTGTTACGGGAATATTTGCCATGTGAATTCCTTAAAGTTTTACTTTTATTGTAATTTTATTGCTGTGGAATCCAAGCCCCATCAGCAAATACGTGTTTTATATATTGTACGCCGCAAGTTTTAGCTGTATATTCATCAGCACAGATTAAAGAATTATCCCTCTTTACAAGTTTGATGATTCTTTTTCCCTCTTTACTATTTGCGTCAAATTCATCAGGACTTTCTTTTGCAATATATTCGCCGTTCTTTAGTTTCCTTCCGACGTATTGTCCTGGTCCGCCTACATGCAGCATGACGTATGGTCTAGCTACAAGTAGGTCGTTTTTTGCATAAAATTTTAATGTCATATTTGCTCCTTTTAGCGACCAGAAAAACGTCTGGCTGCTTCGTTATAACGCTTGATTAATCGTGGAGACATTCTATTATATGCTCCTGTGTGCGCGTTACTAAAGAATTTGTATGGTTTATTACCAGGATGGTTCACTTGTTTTCTGAATACCATCTCTCCATTATACATAAATCTTAAAAATCTTGCTCGTCTAGCGCGTATAATGTGCGGTCTTGTTCCATATTCTATATACTTAGCGTACCTTATGCCTGTAAATGACCGCAATCGTAATGGACGCGCAAATTTATGACGTATATTGTTTCTTAATCTATTTCCGCCAAAACTTTTGTCTTCTCTAATAGTTTCTGAAATGTCGGTTGACATTTCCTCTAATTCTCTGTGACCTTCACTCACTAGATCCTCAATAAGCTGTTTTATTTTCCTGGAACAGCTACTGTAGTCTAGTTTAAAATTGATCATTTAAATTCTTCGTCTATTATATCCAATTGTTCAACAGATACAGACACTTCTGTCTCATCAAGGGCTTCTAGCGACGGATCATAATTCTCATAAGGATATGTAGAGTTTTGATATCCAGGACCGGACAATTCAACGGTTTTTAGCGTGATGCGTACAACAGGGTGAATTATTCCGTCCTTATTTTCTGACGCGATTTCCCAATTTCCGAATTCTACAGCTGTTACATCTACAGACCAGAACCCAGCACCTCCTGCTACGGCTCCAAGAATTCCAGAATATCCGTCAATGTATGCTGGATGACCACGACGCTCAATTACGCCATAGATAGAATTTGGAATAAGATTAAGTAAAGTATTTACTTTTGCATATTCTTCTAGTGCTGTTTCCGGCAACACATAATCTATGGTCCATTCACTTACACGTTGCGAATTGGATAGAGTAAATCCTTCATAGGATGATGACTTCCTACTAATAGATAATAGTGGAAATTTTAACTTATTGCCTTTTGCTAGCCAGGGCTCTATGCTAAATGGAACAACATCTGACAATACATACCCATCCCATTTAGCCTTAGCTGGACGCATTGCTAAATATGCACTCTGACAATCATATAGAATTGCGGCTTTTAGAAGACCACACAATACACTTAGTGCAGGATCTGCTACGTTTGAAGCAGGGAGGTTAGTTTTACCTACATGATAAAATGCTTCAATCGTCATTTGATGACACCCGTTTTAATTGTAATGTAAATCCTAACGCTCTGTCGCCTTTAAAGGAGACAAGTTCAAATCTAGCATTATTAATGCCAGGACCGTCTATAATAAAATATGTGGATGAAAATCCTTCTTGACTCATTGCTGCAAGAGAATCATAATCCATGCCTTGTTCATATCCATCAGCACCAATAAATGATGGAGTAAGGGGTCCTACCTCTACATCAACATCATCATTTGCGCCTTGAAGGTATGTTCTATTTGTAACGATTTTCACTTTAGGATTATATAAATAATCGTGTCGTATATCTGTTACTGTGCGTGTCTCGTAACCATCATCATTCCATGGTGATGATTCGTAAGTTCTTGTGACTAATTTTACTGTAAATGGACGAAACCCTAGTTTACCAGCAATGCCCCTAAGTTTGTCAACTGTGGGCTTTAGTCTGTCTGCTAATGTAGGCATACTTTATATGCCCCACGGAATACCATATTGGAATGGAGATCCTGACCATCCATCTCCAGTATATCCAGCATTACCATAGACATCATTTACTACAGCTATACCGAAAAGAGTTGATAGTCTACCTACCCACATTCTACCAGCAGATCTTAATTCTGATTGAACTGAACCTTGAAAGAATTCAGGATCACCTTGACCAGCAGAGCTAATACCTGCTACATCTAATGCGATTGATGTTAATCTTGAATCTATGTCTGCTAATTTAGTAAGTATATCTTCTGTCTCAGCTTGTCCAGCTACATCATTTCCAAATAGTTCTATAGCAGACTCAAGTCTTGGATTTGATTGTGTATGAATATTCGGAAAACCTAAATAGAATCTAATTTTTGTTTTTTGTAAATCTGTAAATGCCATTTAGGCTCCTAATGTAAGAAGCGGGAACGTCGGCTTAAGCCGACGTTCCCTTATAGTAGAACTAATTAGAGCTGAACGTTCTTACGTACACCACATGTATTCGGCTTCTCTACAACAAGCTGAATCATGTTGCGAACTGCCGCTTTGCTGGCATGTGCAGTCTTAGCTAGTCTGATGTAGTCAAAATCAAACGGTAGACCGTCTGACATTAAACGACCTTCAACGCCAAGAGGAGCAGTGTAAGGAAGAGTTGTAGTATATACAAAGTTTGTATTGAGGTAATAGATTGTACCACCGGCAGTTGCGTCAGCATAACCGTCTTTATCCTCCACAAACATACAGCCTTCAATCATAACTGTCTCTAATGCAGACTCACCAAGTGCGACTCTGCCAACAGAGGTGGTTAATGTTTGGTATTGACGTTGAACATCAAATGTTTCAAGAACTTTCTTGAATACAGAAGGATGGCATACGGCTAAGTTGGGGCGTTCACCTGAAGAAACTTTGATTTGTGCTAAGTCCTCACGAACTAAGGCTTTGGTCAAAGCTGTTGCAGAACCAGGTGCAGCTACATAGGGGCGCCATGCAGCATAAGCGCTGTCGCTACGGTCAATACCAGCATATTGATTTGTAGTGCTACCAATTGCGGTATTGAAGCCTACAAGACCATTTGATGTAGTACCACCGAATAGTTGTGCGTTGATGTCAGAGCCCATTTTGCGGCTTGAATTGATTAATTGTTTTGCCCAGAGTTCAACGTTGCCAGCAGGATTTGCAGAAGCAGCAGCTTTTGCTAATGCTTCGTCTGTGACGTGAATACCTGATTCAAAGCGACCGTAGCTTAAAGACGCTGCTACTTGCGCATCACCACCGAAGTCGGAGATCGTGGAGCCCTCGGCGTGGTTTGCAACTACAGCACCATCAAATTCAACAACCCAGCTAATGGTATTTGAACCACGTTTACTGGGAAGAATTGATAATGTAGTAGCAGCGCGGTTTAATTGTGACTTAATGTCATCTTTGTAAAGTGTTGCTAATTTAACTAATGAAGAGGTAACGGGTGTGTCGGACATGTTGTTTTCCTATTTTATTATTTATAGTTTTAAATTTCTAGACCTGGATTTTCCAGAGCAAATAGGAGCGCCTTTTCCTCAATAGTTAATTGTTGATGCTGAGAGGTATTCACGGCAGCAACAGAATTAGGCTTGACTCCTGGAGCGGGTTTTGTAACTTTTGGTTTGACAGCTAAATATCTTGAGCCTTTTTCGGACTTTAGAAATTCTGAAACGCCAGAAGCTAAATCATATTCAGTTTCATTATAGTTGAAGACCGCTCCTCCGTCTTCACTAAGTTTTACGCTACTCATTAAATGAGGGACTAATAATTCTTGAATCTCTGGGGAGACTTTATTTCCTAGCATTGATACAATGGCAGATTCAGCCTCTTTTGCGTGGGCTTTTCGTGCGGCTTCTTTTGCTTGTGCCTCTGCCTCACGATTACGTCTCTCTAATTTTTCTACCTTTTGTAATAATTTTTGGACAGCAGGATCATTCACCTTGTCAGCGGGCAGATCATCGTCCTCTTGTGCAGGTGCAGGAGCGGTAGCAGTTTTCTTTGCTGCTTTTCTAGCCTCGGCTTGGACGGCTTTTCTAATCTCTGCTTGAATAATTTTTTGTAGTTCGGAAAGATTTACACCTTCCCCTACATTATTATTGTTGGTTGATTGTTCCTCTACGGGTGTATTTTGTGCATCTGTGATCATATTTTGTGTCATTTATACTCCTAATTATTCGTTTTCGTCGGTATTTTCTTCTGAATCTTCGCCTTCAACCTCGGGAATTGCTACGCCTATAGGTGTGGTCTCATCGACTTCCTCTTCCTTTTCAGCACCACCTAAGTACAAGTCTTCATTATTCACTTGTTGTCGTGCTTTATCTGACAAGTCGGGAACTAAGGCATTAGCAAATCTAATTGTAAATTCCTTCATCGCTGTAGGTTGAATGTATATATTCGGTAATTCTTTTGCTATTGTAATTAGTGTCTCAGGATCCATGGTCTGTATTTTCTCAAAACCCTCGACGCACCACTCAATTTCATCACCCCTAGCGTCGGATATGAATTGGTATGTTTTTTCAATAGCCTCTCTCACAAGCACTCCATAATTTTTAATCATTGTCATACCAGTTGACTTGTCAATCATTTTCGCAGAAGCAGATCTCCATGCAAATGATTTATTTTCAACATTGCTAAAATGCATATTTCCAACCCTATAAAGATCGTCTCTTGACAGAGCTACTGCATTAGCTATATTAGGCATGGCAGATGAATCTGGTTCTAAGAACTTGACATCATCTTGGCTTCCTAGAATAATGGCTGTTTTTGAGCGTAACATATTTTCTGCTGTCTCAGGCTTCTCACATTTGAATACGGGTTGTGAAAAACTGGATTTTGCTAATGTCCATTGATTTGCAACCTCAGCTCGTATATTGCGAACCTGCGGAGCATAAAGCGAATCGCCTAGGAATTCGCCTTCTGGAATATCAATTAAAATCACGGGAACTTCATCAAATCCATGTTCATATGTTGTTGCATGTCCTACATCAGACATGACATTAGGAACCGCACTTCCAAGCCATTTAACATCAAATCTATATATATTCCTCTTATCATAAATTAGATATGTTTCATGGGTTGTCATATTTTCATCCCATGGTGAGTCATGATAGCAGGATACTTTTCTTATTTTACACCAGTCTAGTTTTCCATTTTCATTATATTTCCAGTCAAGCAATTCCTCAGCATCAAATGCGTCAAGTTTTATCGTTGACATTAGCGATTCTGCTGACTTTTTTGTTAATGGCATATATTCATCTGAATCTACTAAAGGCGTAACAATTCTCCATCCTGCCCTTTTCTGATGCGCTGCGTCTGTAAATACTTTTCTTACAAATGAGTCTAAATCTGTACCCTTACCGTCAACATCTTCTCTAAAGATTTTGTATGCTTCTGGTACATCACTGTTTTCATCTTCTGGGCGTACAACAATAGGATGCTCAAACAAGAATCCTGCTGTAAAGTTTACCACAACAGACATATGATTTGTATGGCACATTTTCGCCAAATTCTTTTTTAATTCGGTGACATAATATGGATCTGTTGCTGACGGTGTAATGAACTCACCTATTCTGTCCTCATATTTTTCTCCGCCGCTGTATAATGCTTTTAAATTCTTTATTCTCTCTACATTGTAACTTTTGTTTGTTTTTTGTAAAATACCATATCGCATGTTTTAGCCTTTATGTAATTATATATCTTAAAATATTCCAACTGGTGCATTAATAACAAATGGTTTAAATGACTTCTCTTCGTACAATGCAGTGAAAGCCCACACAAGAGCATCCAGACGATCGGGTGACTTATTCGTACCCTTTTTAAAAGCCTCGCCTTCTGGATCAAAGGTGCGCATTTGTGTCTCTAATAATACGAATTCCTTACAGTGAAATATCTTATTTTGCTCGTAGAGTGCGGCTACAGGTTCTGCTCGGGTCATTTTTCCTCTTGACGCTGTCACCAGTTTTACAGGAATATTTGGAGCCAAGGATTTAAATACAGATTCTAGCCACATTCCTCCTTGATTTTTCTCCACAACAATATAGTCTGCATTATATGTTCTAAATGCTTCTATAGCGACGCTCGCAGCATGATTAGCTGTACCTACACAGGAGAGATCCGCAAATACAAAACCCCTCTCTCCATTTTTACCAGCCACAATTATTCCATGCTCATTGGATTTACCATTATTGCTCATTGCAGGGTCAACAGAAACAACAATCTTTTCACAATTCTCTGGTAATATTACTCCACGCTGAATCCAGTTTTCTTTAAATAGAACTCCAGAATCATCAAGAATTTTTGCATAAATCTCTTGTTGACCCAATCTTGTGTTGGCGTTCTTCTTTAAATGCTTTATATACTTTCTAGTTAGATTTTGTGCATTTTGAAAAGAGTCACCCTCGGTCACATAACAGTCACTGTCATTCATTAATTCTATAAGCAATTGTCCAGCGACAATTTTCGGCGTTGTTGTAATTATTGCTTTTGACCCGCCTTTTCGTAATGCTAATACAGCTTGATCCCAAGTATCTTTTAGATTATAATAGCTAGCCAACTCATCGAACCACGCTCCTGACAAGTTGTTTCCACGCACCGCGTCAGGAGTGTCAGAAGAAAAGGAATATATCTGTACGCCATTTACTAATGTTAATGTTAAATCCTTCCTGTCGAAAGCCGCCTTGACTCCCATACGCTTAAATGTTTCAACAAGACCGGAATCTCCAAGGATTTGATTTCTCTTAATATCATTGAGAGAGCGTCCGAATATTCCGTAACGTCCTGCATTCTTGTCTGCCCAACATTCTCGAGCAAGCCATTCGGAAGCCGTGCGCGTATTGTGTGTTGCTATAAACGATTCTGTGACTAAGAAGGTTGAAGTGGGAGAGTCTACTTTAATGCATTTTGTCGGAACGGATTCTACTTCTGAAATCTTTGTGATATACCTTCTATTTATTCTCAATATTTGATTTGTTGACTTATTTATTTTTGATACTTTTCTAGATAATTTAAATACATCATATGTTGTTGAAAAATGTATTCTATATCTATCCTTCTTTAGTGATGCTTTTATTCCTAGACTACATACCAATTCATACATTTGTTTTGCTAGTACTGGAATAACAGAGCAGAACTCCATATTCCTGCTGTTCTTTTCAACGCAGCCGTCTGTATCCATTAAGCCTTGTAGTAATAGCATTCTTTGTTGCTTTGATGCCCTTAAATACATAGATGGAATATGTTTATTATTTATTAAATTCAGCTCTTTAAGGGTTGCTCGTAAGTCATTGATTCTAAAGCGCGAAGCCCTTTCTGCACATTTCCTTGTATCTGTGACTGAATATCCATATGAGGTAATTATTGATCTTAATTCCTCTATGTCATCATCTGCTTGGGTTATTATAGCGTCTCTGGAATCGCCATCACCAAGCCATACACCTAATATATATGGATGAATTGGTAAGTCTTTTTCCTCACATTCTATTATAGCATTATCTATACTATATTCCAATTCTCTTCCAGTATTATAATTACTGATAATATCTTTCATTCCAAACACATTTTCGTACATCGGCACGAATTGTGTTTTTCTGTCTTTACGCTCTAATTGTTTTCGTTCCTGCTTTGTTCTAAGATGCCATAAATGATTTTCATCGGCAACTATACTACTACCGTCATCAAATTCTACTTTGTAGCATTTGTTTCCAATCCATATAGGTGATGTGTAGGTTACTTTGGTTTCTCTGCCATTCATGTCGTATACAGTGTCACCAACAGAGATCTCTCCCATTGTTTTAAACCCGGATGTGGTAGGTATTTTCTCACCCACCCACAGCGCTTTTCCCCAACCCCTCCCAGCAAGAATAAGCCAATAACTCCACGGATCTGGCGGTGGTAACTGATTAGGTCTGGCTATATACTCCCACTTTGTTGTTAATTCATTTTGTTCAAATGGTGAGAGTTTACCAAGAATAGCATCCTGCTTATCCTTTGGCAATTGTTTTAATTTATCAAAGAATTTGTCCCTATAGGACTTCTGCCCCTCCGGCATCCACCATCTAATTTTGTTTGGGTCAATAATTAGCGACACAATAATTCCTTATACGATATTTTTGACTTGAACTTCACTCTGGTTTCAATGCGCTTTCTTCCTCTGGGGCATTTCTTTAGCCTGAGATATTTTATTGTGGTATTATGTATTAATGTCTCAATTGTTGGCATGGCAATATTTACGGAATTTGGAGAGACATTAAAGTAGTAATTCAACGTCCTTTCGCTAATATTTGCAAAATGCTTTATTGAGGAAAATATAAATTCGCTCATTGACTCCTCCTGCTGGTGAGTTATATTTAGAGGTGTGACACGGCAGCGATAATATGCTAATATTGGAATAACATTACCCTGTAGGAATTCGTCCTATGGGGTATTTGTTTTTATTATGGAATATCATTCTATTATCCATTCTATCACTAATTCCCTCTTCTGTTTCCGCGTTAATAATAGATAGGAATATTTCTTATAGAATGCAATATCTAAAAGCTCATCGTATAGCCGATTCTGGTTAAACTTGCTCAGATTCGACCCGCGCCTGTTATATTCCCTTAATTTATCATTATAGTCCTTGCACCAACATAAGTATGACATAAGCTCAAAGTCTTCATCACTGCCATTTTGTATTGCTTCTCTGAAAATTATAGCATCCCTTTTTACCATCGGCAGTTTCTCTTTTCTCCAAATGTTGAATCTATTATGCATATTCTTCATTCTATTATAATATATCATCAAGACAATCGCCTCTGTATAGGTTATAATTTGATGTTATTATGTTCATGGTGTAATTTTGGTTAAGAGAGAATCGCAAAAAGACATAGCAAAAATGCCGGTAAAACGCAGTTTGAATTTGGTTTGTGTAGGGGTGAAAAACAGGGTTGGCATGTTAATCATTGGTCAATGTCTAGATTTTCAAAAACCTTCCTGACCAGGAGCCGTGCCTACATGTAGGTAGAATTTTTGATCATGCTACGTGTAGGTGCTCATGAGCGCGCCACTTCATATATCCTCAGCACTACACTACCATATATATAACGCGCCATCATCTGTGCCAGAATTGGAGCCTCTATGTGCCAGATTCATCGCCAAGAGTGGAGACAATGGACTCATCATTATCGTAAGTGTCCGTAATCTCATTAGATTCTGGCGTGTCACCATCTTCTGTAAGAACATTGTCGTCCTCATCCACCATGATTTGGTCCAGCTTGCGCCTTAAAAGGTCCTGGTCCGCCTCCTCCACTGCAATCCTTATGCCCTTCTCTGTCCACTCCAGAAGGTCTGCATATATGCGCAGGTAGGACTGCATTACGTTATGTGACTCCCTAAGCTGTTTAGTTAGCTGACCGTACAGCGGAGTAGATGGTGATAGTGAGCGAATACATCCCTGAATGTAGTCAATATCTGATTTGTTTTTATTAATAATATCCAGTGTAGTATTCACGACTATTGGCACGTTTGTTGCGACAGAGTCGCGGGCGAATACCATCGTATGTAGGTTCTTCTCTGCTAGGGCACGCTTTATTTTTT